ATCAGAGCGATGAGAAGAGAACGAACTGGTGCTGTATTCACAGCTCAGCTTAAAGATGAACCTGTCTCTGAAAAGAAAATAGCTTCATCCGCTACCAGAGTATTCTCGGCATCTCCAGTGGATTATTTGTTGCTAACTCGGAAATATTCCCTATCATTCATTCGTCTGTTGCAACGTAACAGATACGTATTTGAGGCAGGTCCGGGTACAGTTGTACAATCTACGGAGTGGGCAGATCTATACGCATATCTAACGCACCACGGAGAGGACAGAATCGTCGCTGGAGATTACGCCTCGTTTGATAAGTCAATGGCTCCAGAATTCATATTAGGAGCTTTTGAGATCATTCGGCGCGTGTGTGAACGAGGACCAAAATACCCGTCAGAAGGGCTTGATGTATTGGATAGCATATCCCACGATATCGCTTTCCCATACACAGATTTCTTTGGAGATTTAGTTATGTTCGTTGGATCCAATCCTAGCGGCCACCCTCTTACTGCTATCATCAACAGTATCGTGAACTCATTGTATATGAGATGTGTGTATGCCATTTTGAATCCAGACCATGAGGTTTCGACATTCAAAGAGAATGTGAGATTGTTCACCTATGGGGACGATAACATTTTTGGAGTTTCCAAAATGTGTCCCTGGTATAATCACACGTCTATTTCTGAGTGTTTTAGTCGATATGGTATTACATATACGATGGCTGAAAAGGACGCAGTGAGCGTTCCGTATATTCACATTTCTGAGGCTACCTTTCTTAAGAGGAGTTTCAGATTTGATTCAGATATAATGGAATGGGTCGCTCCGCTTGACTATAAATCTCTGTGTAAGACGTTGCTGTGGCACGTGAAGAGCGCTGCATGTTCTGAGGGATATTTGGCATTGCAAGCCGTGGCCAATGTTCAGAGAGAGCTTTTTTTTTACGGGAAGAATGTTTTCAATGAATATAGGCGCGTTTTCTTGAGCTTGTCTGATAAGTTGGCTCCTTACATTCCTTTGGGTATAAAAAGCACCACCTTAGATGCTTACTTGCCTACGTGGGATGAAGAGTTGAGCAGATTTAGACAAAGCTCAGCGAAGTTGGAGCGTTTGCGTGCGCAGGCTGGTCGGTCATGCCTCTACTGCCATATAAATGGAGAGGCGCTATGTGGTAATATATCTGTGCAATCGGGCGCCATCAGATTGCCTTTTAAAGTATCCACATGGGACAAGGATGTTGATTTTCTATCAAAGTTTGGTGGTTTCTATCATCCTTTGATCTCGCACGAGAAGTTACGTGAGACCATAATGGCTCGCCTGCACATATTGAGAGCGATGTGTATGGTTAAATCAGCTCTTACTGATAAATCTGTAACAAGCACTGAGATGGAAGTTATTCCAACTCAGGTCCAAGCTGATGACGTAAAAATTCAGCAAACCTCTGGTGTGACCACATTTATTGAGGATACACCAAACGCCGTACTAGAGTTCGG